AGACAAGATACGTGCCGTCGCCGTTGTCGGTTGCGTTGATGTTCCGCATGAGGAAGTGCCAGCCGTCGATGTCCTCCAGGTTGTCCTCCGAGCCAGACACAGTGAATGTGCCATCGGTGTGGACGTGGAAGGTCATCGCGTCGCCGAAGAACAGGATGTCGTAGAGCTCCGTGGGAGTGGGCATCCGTCCTGCCACGGTTCCGTCAGCGGTTCCGTAGAGCAGCGTCTCGATCGTGGCGATGGTGTCCTCAGAGAGGTATCGCGTGTCGACGACGTAGTGCGCTGTCGGTCGATAGCCCGGAAGCTTGACTGGAGTGCACACCAAGTCGAACTGAAACTGCACCGGCTGGACATCCGAGCCGATCGTGTTCCTCGTCCGCTGCTTGATCGTCGCCATGCAGTTGTAGATGAGGTGAAGCTGGTAGCCGAACATGTCTCCACGAGTGCCGCTACCGACGAGGGTGCGGTATGACATGTCGAACTGCGTGGGCTTCTGATTGTCGACGTAGAAACCGTCTGCTGCCTTCGGGATGCCGATGCAGACACCGAAAGCATCGGGGTACATCATCGACGTGACGGATCCGACGAAGTCGCCCGGCTCAGCATCGGCCAGGTAAACCACGCCGTCCCGGTACAAGATCTCCGACGAACCCTCGCCGCCCTCGTCAACGGAGATGAGTCCGTTCCAGGGTACGGGGTCGATGGTCGGAATGTACAACACGCCGCGGTCGAGGCCGTGCTGGTAGTACCGCTTGTCGGGATCGTCCCAGTTGATCATCGGGCCTCCTAACCGGATGTGTTGAAGAGCTTCTTACGGCGCTCGTTCTCTTGGCGCCAATCGGACATGACCTGCTTGGGGTTCCGCTTCTTGGGCGGCTGCTGCTTGTAGCTGGTAATCTGGATCAGCATCATGCAGCGACTGAGGTGCCAGTCTTGAACTTCCCAGTTGATCTTGAGTGCGGTCAACCAGAAGTAGATCAACTCACTCGTCGTGATCTCAGGGTTGAATTGACTCGTCGTCTCTTCCTGAGGCACGTGAGAAGCCGTCTGGTTCTCGTTGATGTAGTCCGACAAGCGGTCAAGCTGCTTCGGATCCAATCCGTAGATGAGATCCGGGTCAATGTCCGGAGACAAAAGCATGCACTGGTAGTAGTCGAGCATCTCAGTCGGTCGCTTGTCTCCGTGGAGGAAGGCCTTCTTGTGCTTTGACTCCCATTTTGACAGAGAACGAAGAGAATGTTCGAACCGGAGTGTGACCGTTCCTTCGTCTGTCATGACATCTAGCTCAAGCATCTCTTCTCCTTATGCCGAAGCTGCCCCGGGGATGACGAACGGAAGAATCATCCCCGGGGCAGTGCTCACGTGCCGAGCAGCGTGTCGACCTCGTCGGGCAGCGGCAGGCGAGCCGGCGTGGCGGCCTGTCCGTACAGCGCCGACTCGAGCGCGGCGAGACCGGTGGGGGTCACGTCGACGTCGGTGCTGTCCACCTTGACGATGGCGGTCGGCTTGAAGCCGGTCACGGCGACCGGGGTGCTGGAGACGGTCCACGAGAACGCCTTCAGCTCCGGGCTGTCGTTGACGGTGTTGTTGGCCTTCTCCGAGGGGGAGGCCTGCAGGCCGTAGGCCAGGTTGAGCACGTAGCCCAGGTCCTCGTCCACGGCGTTGCCCTTGAGGTTCCTCCAGCTGAAGCCGAAGGTCGGGCGGGACTGCATCCCGTACTGCGCGCCGTTGGCGGTCTTGACGACGCCGTCGTGCAGCAGGAACTCCTCGGGGAAGGTGAACGCCTCGATGGTGGCGTTGAACTCCTCGGCGGAGAGCAGGTTGACGTACACCATGTTGTCGGCGTACTGCTTGTTGGACTCCGCGCCGGCGGGCGACTCGGTGACGGCGGTCAGGCCGTTCCAAGCGACACCGGAGGAGTAGACACCCGCGGTCGGGGTGTAGAGGACGCCGCGATCGACACCGCGCTCGAAGAAGCGCTTGTCGAGCTCGTCCCAAGTGAGCTCTGCCATTGTTATGGCCCTTTCTGTCAGAAGAACATCTGGAAGACGAAGTGATTGAGACCGTCCGTCCGGAAGAACCGGTCGAACTGCACGTACTGAAGCCCTTCCACGAGGTCAGGGATCGGACTGTCAGGCGCTCGGTCGATGACCGTGACCGTGTACGCCTTCTTGAGGTAATAGGTTCCGTTGTCCGCTTGCCAGACCGAGCTGGGCGAGCCCCTCTCGATCATGATGCACGGATACTCCATCCCCTCTGTCGGCGCTTGGATATACGCGTCTCGGACGCCTTCCAGTGCCTTCAAAAGAGCTTGGAGCTCACTCAGGGGTAGGGCCATTGTACTTCTCCCCGATGTAGATCACGATGCGAGGCGGCTCGTCGACGATCGACTGGATCTGCCAACGAATGCCTTTGTACGTGATGTAACGGATCATGGAGTTGTCTTGTGGCCCGACCCCGCGAGCAGGGACGGAGATGCTGGTGTTCGTGCCAAGGCTCGGAAGAACCCTATCTGCACTTTCCAACACCTCCGTCCGCTGCCTCACGGTGCCGAGAACCGGTACCTCGGTGACTGTCTCTTCCCAGATGCCGGGCCGGACTTCAGTTTGCTGGACTATGCCCAGCACTCCGGAGTACCGCATGCCGGCCTAGGCCGATCAGGCCTTGTAGCGGAAGGTCCAGTTGTCCTTCATGTCGCTGTCCGACTCGAAGTAGTAGCCGGCGGCCGGCTTCGCCTCGATGACCGTCTGCTTGTTGGTCGTGTCGTTCAGGGTGATGGTGGAGCCGCCGACCAGAGTCGAACCGTCGGACGCGTCGGTGTAGACCACGCCGGTCTGGGTCGGGACGGTCACGACGTTGGCCGCGACGGTCGGAGCGGTGAGGTCCTCGACGAGGGTGTTGGTCGCCGGGTCGACGCTCATGAAGATCTGCGCCGAGTAGGGCAGCGTGAGCGCACCGGAGAGGTAGGTCTCGATGAGGTACTTGTACTGGTTGAAGTCGATGTCGAAGTCGTCGAACAGGGTGACCTCGCCGCCGCGGTTGGTGCCGAAGTTGTAGTCCGACAGGTCCAGCACGATGGCCAGGCAGCCGTCGGGCATGAGCTCCGTGGGAACGCGGACGATCGACGTGACGTCCATGTCCGCCGCGACCTCGCCGAGGTTGCGGTAGACGCGGTGCTCGAAGCCGTCCCGGATGGTGAGCAGCTTCGTGGCGACGCGGTACGACACGAAGGCCGTCTTGTTGCCGGAGCCCAGGTAGAACTCCTGCGCCGCGGTGATCTCGTCGAGCAGGTTGTTCCAGTCGGCGTTCGTCGGGTCGGCCGGCATCGCCACGAAGTAGCGCGTGGCGTACAGGTCGTCGTCGTTGAACACCGAGCGGATGCCGTCGCCGGAGGTGCCGGTCGGCTCAGGGATCTTGTCGGGGTTGAGCTCCGACCCGATCATGACCGGACGGCCGTCGCCGAAGAGGCCCGCACGCGCGATCTCCTCGTCGAGCTTGCCGCGCATCTCGACCTTCATCCAGGCGACGACGTCGAAGTCGACGATGTCGATGATGTCCTGGCGGTCCAGCTTCTGCTTCTTGTAGATGAAGGCGGGTCCCGTGGTCCGCTTGAAGACCGGGAACACCTCCTCGACCTTCTGGCCGGCCTTGATGTAGCCCCGCGCACGGGCCTCGTCCGCGGTGATGTCGGCGTAGGCCGTCTTCACGCGCGAGAAGGGGCTGTGGCTGGTGCCGGCGAGGAACTTCTTCACCCAGTCCTGGCGACGGTCCACGAACGTGGGGGTCCGCATGAGCGCCTGGGCGTCGGGGAAGAGGATCTCGATGTTCTGCACGCCGTAGTCGTCGGCGTGCATGAGCTCCTTGCCCGGGGTGGACCGGACGAAGTCACGGAGCGAGGACACGCCGTCGCTGCCGCCGTTCGCCGAGTTGCCCTTGGCCTGGGTGAGGATCGCCGTCTGGTCGGCGTGCTTGAGCGACGGGCGCTCGATGGTGGCGGTGCCGCCGGCCTCGTTGGACCGGTCGAATGCGTTGCGGCTCATCTGGGTTCCCTTCTTGGAGGAGTCGGAGTGGGTGAGCTGCGGCTCCTCGGTGAGGGCCTCGGTGACTGCTTCCTTGACGATGTCGTCGATGAAGGCGTTGACAGCGGTCTGCTGTGACTCGTTGAGAGTCTTCAGCACGTCCGCGACGGTGGTGTCCTTCGGGTCCGGCTGGTCGGCCGGGTCCGGCTGGTCCGCGGGCTGAGCGTTCGGCTCGGCCGGCTGCTGAGGCTCCGGCTGGGTCGGGGTCTGCTCCGCGGGCTTGTTGGCATCGCCGTGGACGAGGTCGCCACCAACGATCATGATCTCGTCGTCGTCGATCGCACCGTGTGCGAGGACGTTGTAGATCGACGCGCCGGCGTTGGCTCCAGCCAGCACGAGGCTGGTCTCCTGGATGACGCCGTCGTGAACGAGAGCCTCGCCGTTGCCGACTCGCTCCTCGAGGTCCTTCGCCCAGATGGAGTAGTTCGTCAGGTCACCGTGCTGCACGGCGGCCTTGGCGTCCTGCGCCTTGGCGGAAGAGTTGAGGTACGAGTCGCCCCAGATGCCGTCCTCCCGCGCGGAGAGGATGGTGTAGCCCAGGACCTGGCTGACGTCGTTGTGCTGGTGCTGGTAGACCAGGGGCACCTTCAAGGTGTCCTGGTGCTTGAATGCACCCTTCTGGATGGTGCGCCCGTCAGTGCAGCGGATGCCGTACTTCGTGACGTACCCGGAGAAATCCGGTTCCATTTTGACCTCCTTCGGTCATTTCTTGGTCGGGTCCGGAAGGGACTCGAGGATCGGACCACTGATGTACTTCTTGGCGACACCGTCGGCGACCGACTGCATCGTGTTCTGTGCCGCCTGCTGAAGTACCTTCTTGGAGGTAGTCGACAGCCATGACGGGTTGGTCTCGTTCAGCTTGTTGATCTTGGCAAGTGCTTCGGTTCGGGCGTTGAAGAACTTCAGGTCCGTCTCGGACATGTCGCTCGCCTTGCCGGCCTTGGCCTGCGCTGCGAGTCGTGCATACCGAGCCGAGGAAGTCTCCTCACCTGTTGCTGCCTTCAGCCCCGCCGTGGCGGCTGCGGCCTTCTTGGTGGGAGTGACCTCATGGCCCTTGGCGGCGCGACTCTTGGTGTCGTTGGCCAACTGGGCATCAGATCGCCTGATCCCCCACTTCATCCCCTTGATGCCGTGATGTTCGGCGTCGTCAGGGTCCGGGCGGAGGAACGCCAGGTAGTCCCGCATCCGTCACCTCCTTCTGAGGAGCGGCCGACATTGCCTGTGGCTGGTCGGAAGTGGGCATGTTGGGGTTGATGAGCTGGTCAGCACCCGGCTGGTTGGACGGCCGGTAACCGATCTTCGGACGGAACTCGTTGGCGGTCAGGACCGCGTTCCGAATCAGCTTGTCCGCCACCTCGGCCAGCTCACTGATCGGGATCAGCTTCAGCGGGTCGCGGTAGTACTCGATCGAGTGCTTCTGCGTGACGGCAGTCTTCGTGAGGAACTTCCGCTTGGCCTCGAGCGCGAACGTCTGTGCGATCGGCTCGATGGTGCGGTCGTAGTAGTTGTTGATCGTGTCTCGCGAAGCAGTCCCGTTCATGATCTCGCGCGTGATGCCGAGCTCAGCCATGACTGCATTCATGAGGTACTCGATCTGATCGAGCAGCTTGTTCTCGATGGGTCGGTTGAGCTGGATGACCTTCTCGGAGATGTCGATGTAGCCGATGCCGAGCTCGTCGTCCTTGAGCTGCGCTCTCAGGTCGTCCCGACGCTTCTGAGCCTGCGTCTGCCTGGACTCACCGCGAACGGTGTAAGGCAGCTGGAGGATCAGGTCGAGCTTTCCGGAGCCCGCGGCTTCGTCGATCGAGTCGAGGATGCCGAGCTTGGTAATCAGCCTCTGGAGGAGGCCGTTCGGCTCATTCATGACGGTGTAGAAGGGGTTCTCCACGACCATGACCATGTCCTTGGGCAGCGTGAGCTGCTTGGTGACACCGCCGTTGATGGGTTGCCCCTCGTCATCGACCTCTCGGTCGTCGTACACCATCATCGTGATCTTGCGCGGGTGCCATGCGGCCACCGTGCCGACCCGCAGGTCCTTGATGTCGTAGCTTGCTGAAGCCAACGGATCCATGTCGCAGTCGATCGGGACCACGCAAGCGGTACCCTGCTCGAAGAGCGTCATGGCAAAGTCGATCTTCATCGCCAAAGCGTTCTGGTCGATGTTGGCGTCCAGCGTGAAGCATCTGTTCAGACCATCCCGCACGGTCTCCGTGGGGATCTCGTTGTCATCCAGCTTGCAGTGGTAGAACTCGATCAGAGCGAAGTCCACTGCCAAACGGTTGTAGATCGACGCGATGAACGACCGATCGCTGAAATAACGAGCCGGACTGCGATTGCTCCGAGGGCTCTGGGTGTATCCACCCCCATAACTACTGTCCTGCGGAGCGTCCCGGAAGGCGTTCCACCCATGCTTGAGCTCCTTGGTGAGCTGCCTCCGAATCCGTCCCATCTCTCACCTCCTAGTCGAACTGGTCGGGGTGTGCCTTCATGGCGACATGTGCGTCGAGCCATGCGGACACGTTGTCGATCTTCTCATCGTTGCGCCGCTTGTGCAGCTTGCGATTACCGTTTGAGTCCTCCCACGTTACGGCGTTACCCATGGTGTACGTCACGATTCGCTCGTCGAACTTGATGAGGCGCTGGTTGGCCAGCTTCTTCATCTCGCCCAACGGAACAGACTCGGTGCGCGCACCCTGAATGACCTTCTCGATGCCGTATGGGCCCCATTCCCGCTCATAACGGTCCATGAAGGCCTTGGAGTTGTATGGGTCGAAGCCCAGAGTGCGGATGTCGTACTCTCGCTCCTCGATGTGTCGGAACAGGTCGTCATAGACGTCCATCATGTCGAGAACCGTGCCCTCGAAGATGATAAGCGACCCCTCAGCCATGAACTCTTCATACTTGAGCCTCTTTGCTCCGGGAAGGAGGTCGAGGGTACGTCGAGTGATGTAGCTTCGGGACTTCAGACCATACTCCTCGCGCGGGAGCGGGAAGAGCCATGTGAACGCACAGAAGTCGTCACCCATGGACAGGTCCACACCCATAGAACAAGGCATCTTGTCGAAACGTTCAGGAACGATGAAGTCGAACGTCGGTTGCGTCTCGTCGTAGGTGAAGAAGAACGTGTAGCCCTCCATCGGAAGGCCGAACCGCTTCGCGAGGATCTCGTTACGAACAGACGGGAACTGCTTGGCCTTCTTCACGTCGGATTCGTAGGTCTCGTAGGAGACCGTCTTACCGATGTTCGGCTGGGCCTTGACCCACATGCGGGGGTTCCGAACCTCCGACACGTCGTCCAGCTTGTAGTGCCAGATCGAGACGTTCGGCTGCTCCGACTCCCCACGCAGGATCGCAATCAGCTCCATCTTGATGTCGTCGCCGACGCCGTTTCGGATCACTCCCTCCGACGAGATGGCAACGAGGACTGGGTCCTCAAACTTGGTGGCACCCTGCATGAGCGCCGTGATGACGTTCTCTCGCGTGTCTCCTGAAAGCCACTCGTCCACCGAGTTGTACTTGGACCGAAGCCCCTGCACCTTGTCGATGCTCATCGGACGGACTTCGAGGAACGAGTTCGTCAAGAAGTTCTCGACGCCCCGCTTCGTTGAGGCCAGTTGCTGCCGGCCAGACCGAGCTCCAGTCGTGTTGTTGACGGATCCATCGGTCAAGAACTTAAACAGCGGCGCTTTGTCGGGTCGCTCCTGCGCGCGCGTGATTGCGGTCTTGATGGGTGTGACAACTTCTTGAGCTTGGATCATGGTCGGCGCGACCGTGACCTGATGCGTCGTAGAGCGGTCAACCGTGAGGAAGAACGCCTGCAGGAACGCCACGTACATCGACTTGGCGCCACCACGTGCAACGATCAGGTACTGGGTGTCCCGAAGACGCTTCTTAATCGTCTTCATGCGGAACTCTTGCGCCTCTTCGTCCCAGCGCTCACGCTCGACGAATATGAACCACGACAGGAGATCCTCTGCCCAGAGCTTGAAGGAATCCAACATGTGGACGTCACCCCCGTCTGTGAGGGTCATCTCTTCTTCGCAGAACTCGATGAAGCCTTCGATGGCCAGGTCGTCGTAGTAGACGTCCGGGTCAGCGATGAGCCTGTCGATCAACTGCATCTGAAGAGAAATCTCCTCACAGACGGGGATTTGGCCACTGAGAACCTTCTCCCGGAACGCCGCGTAGTACTTCGGGGTGGCTGTGTTGCTAAGCACCTATCACCCGTAGTCGGCCACGACGTTCAAACGGAACTCCAGCTCCTGCAGCTGTCGCTCCATGGCCTGCTGTGTGAATCCCGTACCGGGAGGGTCGAACACCATCTTGGATCGGAGGAAGATGTAGGTCTTCACGCCATTGAGGCGGGGGTCCGTGTAGAACTCCTCCCACTGGTTGAGCTTGGAGGTGATCTGGTAACCCACCGTGGGGCCCACACCTAGCTGAGTCAGCGTGCCGAAAGCGCCATTCACGCAGTTGATGATGTCGACATCGAACGCCGTCTCTTCCGGCGTGATTCCGAGCATGTGCTTGACGTCGTCGAGGATGCTGCTCATAGCCCCTCCTTTCCTAAGACGTGTTACTTACCAGAAATGCACGAATCGAGCTCGTCCGTCGTGGGGTAGGGGTTCTGCTCCACGGTGTTGGCTTGGTCACTCGATGTGTTGATGAACGTATTGAGATCATTGAGGTACTCGGTGAAAGCGTCACGTCGCCTCTGCTCGCTGTACGGCGGCTCATGCAGTATGAGCGTCACGAAACGAGCTTGCGACTTTTGAAGCTCCACGTTGGCCACAGCTTGACGCTGTGAATACCTCGTGCGCGCGTTGATCGTCGCGATGGTCTTCGACAGGTATGCCTTGTTGCACGCGGTCACCCTCGCCA